AATAGCTAAAATACCTTCTATTTTCATAATTCTATTCTTTTACAATTTCCCATCCTTCTGATTCATAATCTTCAAACTCATCTTCATCAATCAATTTTTCTTCCCATCTATCGAATGTTTGATACTCGTGAATATCCCCAAGCATTACCATGTCGAAGTTATTAAACGTGCTGAGACGCATAAGATTATCTCCATGCATCTCGTATCCATTATCACCTCTTGAGCCGTATACAGTTCCGTGATATAGTGCTACATACTTTTTGCCTGGCTCTTTCTTTTCTAAAGTTAGAATCTCATTATCTTTACAAGAATAAACTCCATACACAAGCTCTTCTCCAATTTCATAAAAACCACTATCAGGAAAATAGTAAACAGCTTTCTCTGAAAAGTCTATATCATCTTTGTTGTCATTTGTAACGACAATTGCCTTCCTTGAACTTGTTTTTTCAAGGAGGTTTGCTAACTTAAATATTGGAGATATAGCATCACCTTGCTCAAGCTGCTGAAGGTTTATATCATGATTACCAAGTATAACATCTGTTGGAGCTATATCGGAAAGCTTTATAAATAACTCAGCTAACAAACTAAAGGAATTTGGCGACATGTTAATCTTATGATGAACAAGGTCTCCTGCGAGATAAATTCTATCTGGCTTTTGTTTTTTAAGGTCTTCGTAAAGCCTTTCAAATACTTGTCTATACTCATCGTGTCTTGAACCGAATCTAATTTGTATATCTGCTAAATGAGCTATTTTCATTACTTAAGTTTATTTTGAATTTGTGTAGTTAGGTTTAAATTACCAAAACAGCGTAGAGCCTTTACTACTTCAGCTCTACCATGATCTTCGTAAATCTTTGCAATATCTTTTCCGTAACTTGACAAATCTACGAAAAAAACAGTTAATCCTAAAGAGGAGAGTTGTTGATATGTCTCAGTAGTTTTACTTATAGCATCTGGGTCAAAGCAAATGACCACAGTTGGATTATGCTTTAATAACTGATTTATGAGAAGTGGGGATACCTGCTTTCCAAGTACAGGTATGGAGTTAGGAACTTGAAACATATCGAAAACACCTTCTACTAGATATACTGGCAAATCCCAGTTAATATTGTTTTCATTAAATATTATATCATTCTTATGCACCTCGTCACCTTTAGGCTTCATATAAGGTATTTTAGGGTCCTTCATGTAAGATCGTGCATCGTAATAATTAAATCTACCAAGAGAGTTTTTTGAAGGTATTATTATTCTAAGGCTCCTACTTCCATTTTCAGTATATCCTATTTGATATTTATCTATTATGTCAAAGCCTAACTTCCTCTGTTTTTTTCCGCTTCCAGTAAAATAATCCCAAGCAATCTTATAAAGATTTGTATTCCTCTTCTTGCCGAGAGGTATATATCCATCTGGAAGGTCGCAAGTAACTAAGTGATGATCAAGCCTGGGCTTAGCGGGTTGTTTGTTAAATTTCTTTAAACTATCTGGAGGTATTATGAGTTTTATTTTCTCAACATCTTGATGTGTTCCATAATCTCCAACGAGCTTGTATATAAATCCGTAATATTCACACTTCCAGCACTTAAATACGTTTTTTTTAGAATTAAACTCAAGATTAAATTTATCAATATCATGCCTGCACTTAGGGGTTGGGCAGTTAAATTGCCACTGATCTTTAGATAAAGCATCAACCTCACTCTTAGGTTTACCAAGAAAGTTCTTAACTACCTCAACTACCATGTAGCCTTTATTTACCGAGTTGTCATCCATACTTACAAAAGTAAGGATTTTTTTTGAATTATCCTTCTGCTTGCTCCTTCATTAAATTGATATGGCACTTTCCTACTGTGTATGCATCACACATATCATAGTTTTCTGTTGTAAGCTTATGGCTTCTTGGCCCATATTTCCAAACAATATGCGGCTCCATATCACGAACAATAGTCCATATTTGATGCTTATTTTCAGCACTCTTTCTCTTGGCTTTATACTCTGGGAAAGCTGTTTTTCTTGCTGTGTTTACATTGTAGTGTATTGGCTCTACATTAAACATTTCATAAACAGATGCACTAATCATTCCATTAAAGAAGTTGAGGATAGCAATTGTGCTTGCGCTGGAGTATTTACCAGCAAACTTTTTTAGAGGCTCCTCAATGACGATGTGATTAATTTCTTTCCCTTCAAGAAAAGAAAGTTTAGTTCTAAATTCATGAAGTTTTTCAAACAATGTAATTTTGCTCTTAAATTTTATGTAGTTAAGTTCAAGTAGTTTTTCACCAGTTTCGTCAAATAATGCGTAACCAATACAACTTGTAGATATATCTAGTGCGAGAATCATAATTTCTATTTTACAAATAGTAAAAAAAGCGCCCGATAATATCAAGCGCTTTCTTAAGTTTGTTATGTTTAGTGTGTTCGTTTTTAAACGTCAATATCTAAGTTGAATGTGATCAAGTTAGTATATGTCTTTTCAACTGGCCTATCAAGTTTAGCTACAGCAATAAGTTCATTTACTTTATTGTAAAGACCTATTTCTGTTACATAAATTGACTCGAACCCGTTTGTTCCATTTTGTAGCTCCTGTAAATTAAATGCAAGGTCCCAAGAAGGGTTTGTAGAAAAGGTAAACTCAGCAGGAAGCGCAAGGCATACAACAGAGGTTCTAAAGTTAACGTTAATGTCATTGTAAGTTACTTGAGATACTGAAGCACCACCAGAAAAGTAAATATCCGTAGTTCCTGATGTAGGGCCAGTATTTGCATTATTAGTGTATAACTCTTGACCATCTGTCCAAGGAACATTATCAACGATGTCTGGATGCGTGAGCACCATAAACCCTTTATCAAGTACAACAAACCCAACAGGAACATCATAGTTATATCCCTGGTTGGTATTAGTTGGGTATTTTTCTAAAACCTGTACTGCTAGGTTTACTCCAGAGAAAAGCCTTGTATCTGTGTTTATATCTGATGCATAAACATCCGAATAAGCATGCGCTTCTGGTCTATTTACAAAAGGAGTTACATTCCAGGTATTTCTTGGAGAAAGTATTGTAACACTTACATCTCCATCATTAGTTGTACCAGTTCTTGGTAAATTTATAGAATCAGAAAATAAAAATGCAATATTATTTCCAAGCAAAGTAGAATCTTGCCACTTTTTAAGTTGACTATAAGTAGATGAAACAATAGTTCTTGTAGAAGAGCCAGTTGCCCCACTATCTTGAGGTACTATGAAAGTTATACTCCTTCCATCAATTATCTCGTTATATCCACCACCAGCTGATGTTTCTACAGAAGGAATTGGCGAAATAACAACCTTGTCAACATTTAGCTGTTGAAGCTCTGGGTTCTGTAGAGAAAGTATAGAGCCCGTAGAAAGTTGAGACTCCTTATGAGGAAGCCTAAATGACAAAAAGTAATTTGCCTCCTTGCTCGTTAGATTCGTTCTATCACAAAGAGTATAAGTAAGTCCACTACTGTTTAAAACCTTAGTAGTACTATCTTCCTGCTTTGTTGATATTAAGCTTGTTATTGGTTTGTATGGTACGTTTGCCATTTTATTCTAATTTTATAATTTATATAAGTGGTTGTAGTGGTTGAGACCCTAAACCTCCGCCTCCAGTAATTCCAATCAATGTTTTAAACCTAACTGTGTACTGAATTGCGGCAGAAACCTGATTAGTATAAAGTCCATAAACAGTAAACACAAGGTTTTTTGAAGCTGGTGTAGACTGTGCAGGGAAAAACTGAGGATTATCAGCAATCCAATTGATTAGATCATTTCTATAGTCAGTCGGTATTCCAGTCTTATAATCATAGTAACCATCACTATAAGATGAGTTCTTCTGAGCAAATGTCACATAAAAATCACTTGAGCCTGGTTGAGGTAAGTGAAACTTTAGAAAACTAGCTCCCTGTCCTATATTTGTGGTAAGTGGTACTACAACCTTACTTCCACCTATGTTTATTGCGTTAAGCGGTATGTTAAATGAACCATTTGGTCCAGAAACAGTATGTGGTTCTGAAAATACGTCTCCATTGTTAAGGTTAGTAGTTGTAAACTCAACTAACCGTGCCATTGGAGCTCCTATTGCTGATGGGTCTTGATTTGCTGTTGCCATTTTGTTTTATTTTTTTATTAAAGCGATGGGTTTAGATTGGGTAATAATACTGGTCCTGCGGAACCAACACCACCACTACCTCCTGGAGGAATTATGTTATTACTTTCTGTTGATGAGATGTCTGGAAGGTCTGGCTCGTTTATCACAAGCAAGTTTCCATCTACATTGGTTGAATATTCAACATTAGTTGAAGTATCCTCAAATATATAAGCAACTAAGCTATCTTGCACATAATTTGCTGTAGACTTAAGACATCCTTCCGATTTTCCAGTAATATCTGGAACTTCACCTGATTCAAGTCTTTCTACTGACGTATAATTAGTGTCAGAATCAGAAAGTGTAAACTTAGTGATCTCAAACAAATCATCGCCAGAGTTGTCAAATCTTGTATTGTTTTTATTAAACAAATAGTCCCTTCCCGTTTCGGTTAGGTAAGCTGTTGCGTAAATTCCTGTTTCTCCTGAAGGTATATATCCCATTTCTTATCTTTTAATATAAATATCTTAATTTAAAAAAACTTAAAAATCTATTTCAAGTTGGAATGCTAAATATCTTGACAGATTCTTTTTAATAGGGAATGTTGGTTTTCCAACTCCTACTAAAACTCCGTTATTATTAAGTATTCCGACTTCTGTTATGTAAGTGTCCTGATCAAGCTCTGCATCAAAACTTGAGTTCAATGAATTATTAAACTCAGAGTCTGGAGCTGTTACTGTCATTACAGACTTATAAGTAGTAGCTAATATAGTTGTTTTCACATTTCCAAAGAAAAACGCCTCATTACCAAAAGTAAGGCCATAATCATCTATGTTGTTATTGTCATGGAATGTTGAGTCAAGCGTGTATGTAGACCCGCTATTAATATCCTCTTGAGATATGATAAACTGAAATCCTGCTAAATTATTTGGGTCAATCGTGGAACTGCTAGTATCTCCAGTGTATAGACCATTACCAGTTGTTCCAGAAGAAACTTTAACCCACCCATCAGTTGGTATGGTATCAAGGTCTACTTTTGGATAATAAGCCAAGTTTACTTTATTAACAAGTAATTGAACTTTATTAGCGTTCCACCCTGTCCCAGATAAAGATGACATGTTAGCCGAGTTTCTAAGGTAAGGAAATGATGAACTATTAAAGTAAGCTCTTAAATACTGTGGATTTCCAGAAGAGTCTTCAGCTCCATCAATTCTTTGAATATATTGACACGGTAATGCGTCTGGGTATCCATAAGAAGACCCTGAAGAATATGTGTCATCACTTTCTGTGATATAAGTCACAAAATAGCTATAACCACTCTGTAGAACTCCAGTAGCTGTATTTGTATCAAGAGGCGATTTTGGAACGACAGTTGATTCAACAGTTAAAGGCGGGAGTGTGTACGATCTATTTGATTTATATGTTAATGCAGTCAATAACTCTGGGTCTGTAATCACCATAATCTTAAGCTTATGATAAACTCTACCTACAATTGTGTCTTTTTCAGAATTACCATCCCTTAAATATCTATAAGAAGTTTGTGCAATTGAATCAAAATTAGTAGACCCAGCAGAATCTGATAACTTAATACCATAACTTGTAGCGGAACCAGCATTTCCTGGGTATTTGTGCCACATTACATTTGGTATATCTATCTCGACAGTTCTTTCAACAAGCTGCTCTGCATATGTATTTCCAGTAAATTCATTTGTATAGTGAACAACTCCAAGCTGTCTTGTTTCGTCTTTGAATCCAAGATATTGCTTTGTTCCATTATATTCTATAGAACCGTAAGTATTGTATCCACTAATAGATGAATTTGTACCTTCTACCGAACTTGTTCTTATGATGTTCATATTCCACACCCTTGTATTAACAGTGGATGCCGAACCATAATACTCTTCAACTCCATTAAATGGATAAGAGTAGGTGTTAATTATTTGAGATGACGTTGTTCCTGTTCCGCCAAAGTTTGGAACCTCTCTATCAAGAGTAACAACTGAAGTACCTATATCAGCTGTCATAACTCTATACCAAAGATTATTGAAAGATGAACCAGAGTCAATTGATGTTGTTCCTGATGTATAAGTAAATCCACTAGCTTGAATTGGTTGCCAAGGAATATAGATAAGCTCTCCAGCATTAGGGATATGTCCAGTACCACCACCCGCAATTGTAATCTCATTAGTTCCATCTGGAGTATATGTAGAGTAATCTATTGTATTGCTCCCAATGTACTCGCCCATATCAATTGCCCACTCATTTGTGCTACCAGTAAAAAATCCAGTAGAATTTGTAGCAGCGGTTACGATCTGCTTAGCTGAACCTACAGTTATAGGAAATGCGTTGGACCCATCAAAACTTGTTTGGGCAGAAAACCCTGGCTGAGAATCTTTAGGACTCAAAACTCTATTACAACAACCTATATCGTAAGTACCAGTCCTATCAATGCCATAGTTAATCTCTCTATCAGAGAGGATGACGTTATTAAACGTAAGCTGTCCGAGTGACAACAACTGTCTCCCAGCATCAGTAAGCTTAATATTGATGAACGTAGTTGGCTCTTTTGGTAAATAACTCATCTGAATGTTTTCATATAAATAGACTGATAAAATTTATTTAATTATCATCCTAAAATAAATAGTTTTAGCATAAAAAGAATTTTCACATTTACATTCGAAAACTTTTTAGTTAATATTTATTTAAAAAGCGTATATGTCAACACCCGCACAAACAGCAAATACCATATCTTTAGCATTCAGCCCAGGAGAAGAAATCCTATTCGCCCCTACGGGTTCAGAATCTATATTTACATTTGGTGATTATAGGGTGGAAAGAGATGGTGGACCAGATATATTAACAGGAACATCTCTTGGCTTACAATTTACACCATTCTCAACGCTTAATAACTTGGGCTCATCAGGGTTTAGTCCTGACTTTTCAGTTTCGGTACAAAACAATGAGCTTAAGCCAGTAAAACAAGAGCCTTATAGTTATGCTTACTTTGGTTCTTTTTATACCGAAGTTGCAAAATCTATCAACAACGTTCTTGACACCTTTCCCTACGCAGCACTTGCTTATGATAACATGGATGGCGATACCATTATAGACTATAGCCAATCTTACAACAATACAACTGGAGAGAAGTTATCTACATTTAAAGTTCCTGGGAATGTGATCACTAATCAAGGTTTTATAATGTTTGGCTCTGGCTCTCCAGTTAGCGAAACATCAAGCTTAATGACAAATACCAATAAGTTTGAAATTCAGTTAAGTGGTGCTACCACAGCAAAAACAACTTCTTATAAAATAAAATCATACTCATTCACAGGAGGTTCGACAAACTTACTTGAATTTCAAATATATGGACATTTATTTGATGGGGCTGTAGAAAGTTATAGCGGACAAACTACAAGTAGGTTGCCACTATACATAAGGCCATCAAGAAAAAGAATGACTGAGTACAACAGGAAGTTGTCAAGAATGCAAAAACAATTACTGGGTTCTGGGTTGCTAGATATTCCAGATGTTGATGATGAAAGAACTACGTGGACATATAGAGTTCCTTGGCCAAGAACTATTGATGGGTTTAATCCAGATACCAGGGGTGCTAACTTTGAAACCTATAAAGCAAATATACTATCACTTGCGGAGAATGTTGATACTGACAAGACCAATATCATGCTTAAGACTATGTTGCCAGACAACTATCTTGAGTTTGACTCTGAAGATGAGATATATAAAAAACTAACCTCTTCATATGCAAAACAGTTTGATGAGATCAAGCAGTTTATTGATAATATGTCATACGCACATACTATAAGTTATAACGAGGAGGAGAATGTTCCTGACAAATTTCTTGTAAAACTAAGTAAATTGTTTGGCTGGAAGTTGTCTAGTACATTTAACCAAATAGATTTATTTGAGTATCTAGCAAACGACGAAGACCTTGAAGGGAATCAATTTGCATACTATAACATAGAGTTGTGGAAAAGGATTTTGATCAACATAAATTGGTTGTATAAAAGGAAGGGTACAAGAGATGCGCTTCAATTTATATTCAAACTAATGGGAGCTCCAGATTGTTTGGTTGTGTTTAATGAGTTTGTTTATGAGATAGAAAAATCAGTACAGTCAAGCAACAATAATCTACCAGCCCCTGTACTACCTCCAAATAGCGGAAAGGTGAACTCAAGAGGTTATCCAAATTATCCGTGGAGTAGTTTAGAGTTTCAAGAGGGAGGAGTAGGAAGAGGAACTGGGCAGGCTTATATAAATCAATGGTCTCCTGAGTTTAATCCTTTTAAGAAGGTTGATAATGTAAAAGTTCAAGTTGGAGATACTGGGTTTACAGGGAGTGAAAATATAATGAACACAAAAGAAGTGTGTGCTACTCTTGACCCAGCCAACGCAATAGAATGTAATGTATTTGAATGGTATCAATTAAGTGGTACTTGTTGGGTTTGGGGTAGTCTTGCTCCGCCGTTTAGCGCTAACACAGTTCCTTTTGAATATACCATAGATAATTGTGATTTCGTTGCTCCAGAAAAAATAACTGGAATGACATTAAATGATTATATGGAGTTTATCTATAAGTCTAATATTGACCCAAGAAATAGAAAGACTAATGATCAAGGGCATACTTCATTTACATATCCTGAGTTAAAGAAAATTTACTTAAATTATTACTTACTTTCTCAGCCCAAGTCAAATATGTTGACAATTAAAAAGCTTGAGGCTTTTCTGGATTTAATGGAGGTTAACTTCCAGGACTACTTACTTCAGCTAATACCTGCAACTACAATACTTGAGTGTCAGGGCACGACTTATAGAAATACTGTATTTCATAGACAAAGATTTGTATATAAAGAGGGTATAAATAAAGGTTCTGAATTTCAGAACGGACTTCCACCTAACTTAAGGCCAGGGCTTACTCCTGTTAAAGTTGGAACGGGGGTTGATGATTTTTATAAAGCTGAGGTTAATCCAATTGTAATTAATTCTGATGTTAGCCAGGGGATAAGGTCTTCAGTCAATGCGGTAAAAATACAAGGAAATATTAACGTAAACAATTTGGCAGCTGGGGTTAACGGGTTTGACGTTTCTGGTGTAATTGAAGTGCCTGTTACTCAAATTACTTTAGTGCCAAATTCGGTTCCAATAAATATATCAACTCCAATAAATATTATATAAATAGCAAAGAATGATAATAAACGAGTCCATACAGCAAACTACAGGAGATAATGATAGTGTAATTCAGGGGTTTTACCAAAATGTGTTTATACAATACAGTGAAGTCTCTATTACGCCAAGCATATTTAATGTTCCTACTTACACAACAGTAGGGGGGACAAGAGATTATTATGGACAGAATCCTCTTGCTATTTTTACAAATCTAGTAAATCCTTTTATAAGGTTTAATTTTAGCGCAAACACTGATAGCTTTGGAGAAGATGTTGAGATAATTCATGACATATACAGAGTTGATTGGGATAGTTATAAATTAGCTACAGAAAAATTAAAATTAGATGGTGAAGAAAACGTCAGAAAGCAAAACACTACAACAGAAACAATAGAGGAAGTTGATCAAGATGGAAATGTTACGACAAAGACCATTACAAGAAATGTGTCAGAGTCTGAAAACATAGTAAGAGCTACAAATGAATATGAAAAAAATGATTTTAACCCAAATTCTAATGACCAAATAGTACGCCCTGATCAAGGAGTTGGCGGAGGCAATATGATAGAGCAGATGAGAGCTTCTTATAGAGATACTATTCAAGAGCAGCTATCTGAACCACTATTAAGCGTAACGGCAAGTACTACAGGTATAACTACTAATATATACGACTTTATACCAGATCAGTACACAAAGAAAAGTGGAGAAAGAAAAACTGAATTATTTCAAGACCGCTCTCAATATGTTGTAGATACAAGGTTTAAATTTATTACCAATTCTACTGATCTTAAGGATTTCAAAACAATTAATGAAGATGGGGAGGTTGTAGAAGCTGAATATGATGCTATTAAAACTGGAATTACCACCACTCCTGAGACTACTATAAATAAAGGAGAATTTGAAGGTCTTTCTTTGGTAAATGCTGAATACTTTACATACTTTAGAGTTCCAGATAAACCTCAATTTGAATACCCTACTCCAACTGGTCAAATAAACACTTTTACTCCAGAGATATATTGGACAAATGGAGAAAATGATATTGATGAATATTTAGTACAGGTTACATACAACACTGGAGACACTGCTTTTACTGGGAGTGTATTTTCATATGTTGTACCAAGAATTGACGAATTTAAGCAAGAAGCTGTTAACAGAACTAAATCATCTACTTCTGAGTTTGAAACGTCAAAAACAATTAGAAAATATCAACTATATCTAAAATCTAACAAATGCCTTCTATATAGAGTTGGTAACGTTAAGACTATAACCAATATATTTGGAGTCAAGCAAAATGTAGTTACTTTTTCTGATTACAAAGAAATATGTACTCAGCCAGAGCCTATAATAACTGGTGTTTATTCAGAAAATGATAGTCCTTGGATGGAAGGAATATCTGGTCTTGGACGTCCACCTTCTCTTATTGCAGAAAGCCCTCTTGAAGAGTATGTGCTTAGTGGTGTAGTTTCTGGCTCTACAGTAACTGGAGCTACAATGCAACTTGTATACCCTAATGGAAGCTTTGCAACAGAGCCTACGACATCTATAGGTGAATTTGACTTCGGAAGCCTTGAAGCTGGTGCATACACCCTTAATACTACGTATAGAGGTTATGCGGTTGATAGTAGGAGCATAAATATAACTGGAGATACAGGTGTGTTTATAAATCTTAAGATCAGGTGGGATAATGAATTTGATATATGGGCCGTGAAAGAAAACGATATAATTAAATATTAAACTAACTATTTATAATAAAATAATCAAAAATGACTGGAGAATTAATACCTACTGGCGTTACCTTTGGAACAGGTAGAAAGTCTATAAACGAATCATTTAGCGGAACTGCTAACTTTAACAACGTATCTCTTGATTCGGGTGGTAATTTTTCAGGCGGAACTGGAGGGGGTATTTTATACTCAGGAGGAACTGATCTTTACAATATATTTGCAACAGAAGATACTAGTGATATTACTCGTGTTCAGTCGGGGGCAAACATAACTACTGGAGGAACAGCTAATGAACCAATCATAGGACTTGTAGACTCTCCTTCTATTAATGGGTTATCTGCTTCAGGTACATCTAATTTCACGGGAGCAATCCAATCTGGAGGAACTGATCTTTATAGCATATTTTTAACAACTGCAGATGGAAATGACATCACAAGAGTTCAGCCAGGAACAAACATAACGACTGGAGGAACTGCTAATGACCCAGTTGTGAGCCTTGTCGATTCACCAGCATTTGATAATATGACATTTTCTGGAGTAGCAAGTGGAGGTGATATATATGCTTCAAACTTAACTGGAGAGACTATATACTCAGGAGCTTCTGAAATGTCTGACGTAATAAAATCATTATCTGGAACTTCTGGAAACCTTTGGTCAGCATCTACTGGAAGTGGTTCTATAATTCAAAACAACAATACTGGAAATTTAGCAGAAGGTGATGGCTCTTTTTCATGTGGAAGTGGGAATACCATAACTTCTTTAAACCCTTCAAGATTTTGCGCTATACTAGGAGGTGTAAATAATAATATAATATACAATAATACACAGTTTAGCGACTATCCTGCTAATGCAATTGTGGGAGGTATTAATAACTTAATAGGAGGCACTGCATTTTTTGAATTTAATTATTCTGCAATAATAGGGGGTGTAAAAAACACAGTTGTTGCAAATAGATCAGTAATATTAGGAGGAACTGGTAATACAATTAATGGGTTTGTAAATAATTCTGTAATATTAGGTGGAGAAAACATATCCTTAGGTAGCAGTAATACAGCTGGTATGCAGAGAGGTTACATTGATGAGTTTATAGATTTAAACCCACAAACCACTCCTCCATCACCAGCTCAAGGTAGAATGTTCTTTTCTGGAGGCTCTCTTAATAGAATGATGTACAACTCAGGTGGTACTTCTGCTGATTGGGTTATAATGTAATTTTAACTCCCTTGAGAGATGTCAAAAAAGCTTTGAGCATTATTGATGTTAGTTCTTTGCTCTTTAATATCAATTTCACCAGAGCTAAATTGCTTCTTTCTTTTAAGTAAATTGTATTGTCTGTAAAGATTTCCATTCTCATCAAATATAGAATAAACACCAGTCTCAAGGTCTCTTGTTGAGTTTCCATAAAGAGCATAACTAAGCGTTTTAATACTTTGATCAACCATCTCTACTTCTATCATAACTGGGTCAAAGAAAGTGTTGGATAGGAGTATTTGCTGTCCAGCCTTACCAAGATCAGGGCTTATTTCACTTGTAAGCAAGCTAACTTCATCTGGAGTAAGAGTTAAGAATAATTGATTCCCGTTTGGGTCGAGTACGTATGTAGTCGAACTTGCATTAGAGCTGTTGTTGTTTGGGTTTATAGACACAAGATCACTACTCGTTATAATTCTATGAAAATTCCTGATCTTATCTCCATTGTCATCAAAATATTCCACTTGATAACCCACAAGACTACCAGAGCTTTGAAATTGTAGTTTAGGTATAATAATTCCTTTTTTAGATATTTGAATTTCTTGATCATTGTTTGTGATCACAAAAGAACAATCAACAATTTCAGTTTGAAATGTTTTAGGCCTTATGAGTAATGAGTAAAATCCAAGTCTATTAAATATAGATGCTGGTAGCCTTAGTTTATATGCACCATCACCGCCCATCATTTTTCTAAACTCATTGTTTGTAACACTATTGAATAGTGGCTTGAATTGGGTGTCACCAAGTGTTTCTCTATTTGCGGAATAAGCATAAAGCACATCAACGTCATTAAAGTCGACGTCAGCTAATTTAACCATTCCATAAGTACCTACTGCCATAATATCTTTTGTTTAATATAAATATTCTTTAAAAAAAATTAAAGATTATTGAGGTAATCCAATACTTGATTCTATAAAAGTAAATCCAGTACCCCCACTAGTATTATTACCTTGTCCTGAATCTAATAAAGAAATACTACCTACTGATATTGGAGATTCAGAGTCAAATTGATCTGTTAAAGAGCTGGTGTCTATTGTTGTATTTACATTCTCATCTGTTTCGAGATTTATATCTACAAATCCTTGTAATATGCTACGTATTCTTGTCATTTTAATTTATTATATTTTGACTTGGCAAACCTGGAAGGCTTGTTCCACCGCTTGCTGGCCCACTTGTTGAGCCCCCTGTTGTATCCACAGAAGTGTTAGGGGTGTTGTTTACTCCAATTGATGGTTCTGCTGTACCCCCTCCACCTGAGGATGGCCCAGGATTAAACCCTGGAGGCAATACAACGTCTATAATTTCAAACCCTCCGCCACCTGAATCATCTCCACCTGAATCATCTCCAGAATCTATGGGCCCATCTATTAATCCAGGAATTTCTACTTCTGGCAAATCTGGCAAGACTGGGGAATCTGGTATTTCATTAAGAATAGCTTCTATGTTATCAAAGAAAAATTGTTGTCTACTTATCATGCCAGACCTCCTTGTTATTCTAACTGGTATATAATAACTTTCGTCAGTAGTAAAAGTTGTTAGAGCTGAATAAACTCTAAGTATTCTTGAACCTTGGTTTATGCTCTGAGGTATGTTTTCAAGATATTCTCCTGGAGAAACTCCATCATAATCATAAATAGAATTTTCTACAATCGTAGTTCCTGATGTATCTACAAGAACTCCTGTTATAGCCTCTGTAGGTGGTGCTTGATTATTTAATACACTTGAATTATAATATTCATTGAATACTTGAGATATTTTAGCATCACTGCTCCATATTTCAGCAAACTCAACAGTAGTTGTACTTGCTGTTAGGTACGAGAAAAAATCATTGATGATTCTATCATTACCATCATCATTCAAAAATCCTCTAATGTTGTATTGATTAACAACTCCGCCACCAAGTCCTTGAACATTGTTTACTTCATACCCATTTATCTCCTGAAGATCAGAATCAGTAATTACATCTGGAGTTGTAGAGCCAGTTGAAAATCTAGGGTTAAGTAATATAGTGTGCTTTTGAATCATTATCTATTAATATCTATATCAAAGTAATCTGCCTTTGATATTATGTGATTAGGGTTCAGGGTTAATACATCAAGATCGTCAAGAGTTGTTTCACTAGAGGTGCCCCTATTCCAAGGAAGCTCATTTATACCAATACTATCAAACCAATCCCTAACATCTGAATCAGAAAAATCAGCGGTTTCAGGTCTTACATCTCTGACTTTATTTATCATAGCAATTGTAAGTTCATCTCCACGTAAAACTTTATTCTGTTCAATAGAATCAAAGAAAGATAGTTCATGAAAGTAAGGGTTTATCTCCTGCCTTATAATTGGTTTTATCTCATCTTCTTTATCTATCTGAACGTACTCATACACTTCATTTGTTCTAGTTAGGAATACAGGTATTTGAAAGTCGAATTCTGGAGCGAACTCTTTCTTTTCTCTATCTGTCCAAATAAATTGCCAGCAACCTGGAGCGAACAATTCAGCTTCAACGTATATCTTTAATTGTTGTATGTTATCAATAGGCTCCATATATTATAAATAGGAATGATTAAATTTTAAGAAAGCACCTTAGACATTTCTATAACGTCCCCGCAAGATATAATCTGAGATGTAAGTTTGTTTGGTCTAAACTGAGGAGTAAATGATGGTACTTTTTCATTTTTAGCTTGAGCTGTGGCTGCAATTAGAGCAACTCCATTTAAGTAATACCCATTAGAGTCAAGAGCAAATGAATTTGGGTCACACACATTTGGGTCATTAGAGCTAAAGGAGGGAGCCTCAACATCTCTTATTGGGGTTATTAAGTAATTATCTATTCCTGAACTTGATGCCGCTAATGATTGTGATGGTATTACAACATCTTTATACCCTCTTTTCTTAATTACAAACTCATAACTAGCAGTACTTGCATTTGAAGTGTTTGCAAACAACTTAAGCTTAAGAGGTACTTGATCAGTGATTTGAAGGACTCTTCCATTTGGGTATGTTGGTTTATTTCTATTAAGTTTTAACGCTGTTTCTGAGTTAATTACAAACCGTCTATCTGGAATCCATCCGTTAATACTATTTGCAGGATGCTTTGCAGTAAGTGTAACTTCAGCGGAATTTCTGCTAATATCAAAAATTCTTTCTAAACCTATATTATCAAATCCATTTTGTAATTCGTTTTCAAAATCTTCAGCCGTAAGTCTAATAAGACCAAATTCAACTCCATTTATAAAAAAATCAGAAGTGTATACATCAGGATTAAAAAAACCTTCATCAGCTTCTTTGAAATCAAACACAGCAACCTCCCTTGGTAGGTTGTCATGATCTTCATATTTAGTTTCAATGTCAAGAGTTATTGTGCTACCAGCTTCAAAAAACTGTTCAGTAAGAGTTAATCCAGGAATTACAGGAAAAATAGTGTTTGCTCCAGTATTTGTAATTTCAAGCTGAAATGTATCATTAGGATAAAATCTAAAATTCTGCTGATTTTCATCTAAAGGACCTAGACCTGGCTTAGCGCCAAATGCATTTAGATCAATTCCTGGAACTCTAGGGGCAAGGCTTTCATCTTGAGTTGATGGGTTAGTAACTGGCGCAATATTTTGAACGATCTTTTGGAATATGTAATTAACATATCTTTTAGGAGTTTGATCAAGTATGCTTACTGTAGTTTCTGGTATATTAACAACACCTTGGTTTGTTGTTAAATTATTTGGATTAGTCAAGGCGAGTGTAAAGTATTCAACATTTTGTTCAACTGAAGAATCAACAAGTGCACTAACATCTATATCTTTATACTGCTGACCAATTGACCAACTAAATGTAACTGGGAGTGTTGTGCCAGGAGTTGTGAAGTCATCCCCAGGCCCTGCTTCATCATATGTACTTACGGGTGATAAAGATAGTTCGACAGTAATTTGCTTATTACCAAATACACTTGGCTGATCAAGAAATATCCTAACAGTGGTGTCATTTCCCTCAGAAACAACATATGAAGAAGTTTCAAATGAAACATTTCTAATTTTAACCTCCTCTATCTGGAGGTTTTTTTTAATCCAATGCTTATTATAGAAAAATGGAAAGTCGTTTTGTATTGTCTCAAACTGTCCATTAAACCCTATATCAACCGTGTCAGTTCCATACTCTATGAATTCACCATCTGCACCAAAAAAAACTAGTCTTTGCTCAAATACTTGATCTACGGTGTTTACTCCATTACCCTCAATCTTAATCCAAACAGAATCAGAATCTTGATAGCTGTTTAACTCAATTATGTATTTACCATCTTGTTTTCCGTATACATTAAAGTCTCCATAGCCTAGCGCACTAGTTGTTGTAAAGTAAATTTGATTTGTTAATCCAGAGTCAGAATAAACTCTAACAGGAAGATTTTCGCAATCTACTACAGTTGAATCAATGATTCCATATATCCTGAAACTTCTGGATTCGTTTCTCTCCTTTCTAAACTGCTCAGAAAGGTCAAAATTATTATCATACTTATCCTTCTTAAGCTGCTTAAACGCACTTTGTAAATTTACGTTAATAAATAAATCATCAAGCCCTTTAGCTAAAAAGTCTTCACTACCAAGTACTATTTTTTTCTTATCATCCATTATTAAATAATTTCAATAGGTATAGCTTGTACTCCATCATTCCAGTTACCACCTCCACATCTTGCGGTGATAGCAGCGCTTTCAAATCTAATAGCAAACAAACCTCCGTTATTATTCGTATTTGGAGTCTTAAATAAACACCCATTCATTTTAACAGAATTCTCCCATTTACTAAAAAAAGAATTACCAACTGTTCTATCGTTTCCTGATGTCTCACAACTATCATTGTTAGAATTGTATTGAGTCTGCAAGTTTGTATACAATGACACAAGATAGTAACTAGGGGGAGTTGAGTATGCAGCAACAGCTGTAGAACCAAGCGTATAATCATAAAATACTGAATGAGAAGCGTTACCCCAAAAACTTCCATCATCTTTTCTATGAGTAATGTTTTTAAATTTCATTGTATAATTAGCAGTGGTATACTTATTTGTGCCAAAGTCAAAATTGGAATTACCTGGCAACTCTATAACAAGGTTGTCAGCAGCTATTTCTGCAGCATCAAAAGTAAAAGAATCTCCAGGACCAAGCTCTACTGAAGTTCCTGGCACTAATACACTTATATTACCGTTATTAGTTATTTCTAATTGAAGGAAACTATAGTCTTGAGCTCCGTGAACCCCTCCAACCGCTCTTGAGAAGCACTCTTCAGTATTATTACCTGAGCCATTCCTTGTAGCGGATTGTATTCTCTGAAGATTACCTCCTATTTGATAGTATATAGACTGAAACCTATAAATTGCAGAAGTCGGTATAACCTGAGGTTCTCTTTCATTTTTATCATTAGGGTCAATTAATCTATATAAATCAAGAGAACCTTCAGAGAAAATTGCGTTATTATCAAGTGCAAGCGCAAGGTCTCGATCTTCTATGTTATATACATCGTTGATTATATTCTGAACTGTCGTAACGACATTCCCGTTACTTTCGCCAACATCAAGACTACCTGGTCCAAACGAACTAGAAAGCCCTACCCCTGGCCTTGTAGCTTGAGAGAATATAGTATCTCCCCAAGGTTCGACAGACACTGGGGGCCAACCTTCTGGTCTTAGCCAGTATCCATAGCCACACTCAACTCTTTGGAAACTCTCTCCATTCACAACAGATGAAATACCAGGTTGAACTGGAAATCCTGAATTTGAGGGTTCATATGTATTTGCATATTTTTCGTTCCAAGCAACTCCAGACTCGTACTTATACATGTAACTTCTTGTAACTTCTTTAGAAAACCTATTTGATGGCCAGAAAGAATTTGTAGAACTGAATTGTATTCCATATCCTCCAGTATTTGTATCATTTGTGATAACAGGTTCATTTACTGGTAAGCCCACTAAATCACCATCCAAATACTCTGGCTGCTCAAGAAAAGCTTCGTTAGAACTATTGGTTAATCTTGTGGCGTAATTATCTCTATCTCTTGTAAAGTTAAGTTCAGAAGGTCTTTCTGGTATGCTGTATGGCTCTGGGTAGTTATGATTCCAAGGCCTGTCGTATGGAGGTGTTACAAACTCTCCAGTAGAAGTGTTTAGCTGACTTGATAGGTTTCCTCTGTTTTGATGGAAGTGGTCTCTACCTCTCCATGGAGGACTAGAGAATCCCCAGTTTCTTTGAAAACCTGTGGACCTAAATATAGTAGATGGCTGATCGTAATATAGTTTCATTTGATAACCCGCAAGCCAAACTCCTTGATGGGTTGGAGAGGTCATAGGAGAGCCATTAGAATCAGTTCTATAACCTTTTGGGTCATACATATTAGCACGCAGCTTAACTGCTTTAAATCCGTGGTTAAAAAAGCTTGCTCGACTTTTAAGTTGAATGAACTCATTGTTCCACAACAAAGTTTGATCTTCGTCTTTGTCATATATATCCTGAATCTCTACTATTGGTATATTACTTGTTGGGAAACCTTCTTTTGACATATCCTTGACATCAAGGTTTAGTGAAGGTGAAAAGTTCAACAACTCTGCAGAACCAAGTAAGTTTCCTTGATAGGCCATGGGTGGAACATAATAAGTTGCCCACTTTCTAAGATCATAATTTACAGTTATATTAAGTTCTGTATATCCAGTCTGGGTATTTCCCCAAGATGGCACAACATCAATAGGAAATTGCTTAAATGAGAAGCTTGGTATAGAATCTACAACCGCATCTGTTCCAGGGGGAAATGGGAAAAAATTAAAAGCTATCTCATCTTTTGTAAGTCCCTGCTTAAATAAATCAACCTCAAAAACAACAACTTGAGTACCTACTGGTACATCGTAAATGATAAACTCCCCATTTTCATTTGTTGTGGTTACATACTTGTATTGATCTGGGACAGTTGTGAATTGAGATGCTGATCTTAGGTATTGATTAGTGTCTGCGCTAAATGATTCAATATTAAAATACTCTGAAGGGTCTGAGTTTTCTCTTATGTTTAAGAAAAGCCTGTCTCCATTTTCTGCAACAGAAGAAGTCGTGGGATAATCCTCAGAAGAATTAAACACTCCTATTGGAACATTTCTTAATGGTATTTTTATAGGATTACCTTCAATGTCTCTTATCGTTTGGAGCGCTGTCAACCTACCAAAAACAACTCCTGTATCTGACTCCTGCTGAGGAATACTATTAACAAGGTTGTTGTATATATTTAGGGTGTCAAGTGTTCCGTGACTCCTATTTAATTTAATATTTACAAAGAAATCATCAATATAGTGATAGTCGGAAAATACATATTCGTAATGCGGCTCTGCAAGCTGTGTAGTAAACCCTCCAGTTGCTGCAAGAGATGTACTCCCATTAGGGGTTAGTTCAGGCTGATCGTTGTTGGGGTTTTGAAGTAGGTTTTGTATTGACTGAGTAAGTCCAGACTCTAGTTGATTAACCCTATCTTCTGATACAATGTAATTAAAATCTTCTACATAAGAATATCCTGTGAGATAGTTGTTTGTATAAGATGTTAATGGTATGTAATTATTATCGTTGTTTAAGCTCCATAAATTCTCTCCATCAAAAGTCGACACCTTAACTGGTTGATTAAGGGAATTAAATTCTATTATCGTAGGGGTGACAAGAAAGTCTACATCTGTATTTACTAAGTTTTCTGCATACAAATCTAAATGAGTACTAAAATACATAAGCGTAGTACCACTTGTAAATTCTTTTATTTGTATTTCTTCCCTTTCGAAACTCATTAAACCTTTATTTTAAATATAGAAAAAGAAAAATCTGAGATAAATAGTTAAACTCAGATTTTTCGTTTTTTTTAATATGTATCTGAAGCTTATATAGCTGAAGATGTGTTAGGAACTCCAGAAGCCGTTCTAATAAGAATGTCTTTTTCTGGAAATCTCACTTGAAACATTGAGACAGGAGTTCCTTGTATTGCGTTGTCTATATATCCAAATCTAGTTCTAAAAGCTCCTGTGTTTGGATTCTGAGTTCTCTCGAAAGTAGCTTGCGAATGTCTTGTGTTTGAATACTGGCCACCTTCCATGTTATAAAACCTAATGTCCACAACATTTATAACTCCAGGTATGTCTCTTAGCATGTCTGTAATGTGGGATACATAAATATTTTGATTCATCTGCCATTTCTCAACATCAAAAAAGCTAGTTATCTCACTTATAGCCTGAGACTTAACTTCACTCACATTAAAAGTCTTATCAACAAACATATCAACTTCAACCTGAATGTCCACAACCTTTCCATCATTCACTTCCACAAAATCGTTTACCATTCTATAAGGAACAAGAAATCTTTGAATATTTTGTTTTATTATACTTGTGGACACATCAAGAATTTTACCTGCACCATCTCTTGTGAGTATATACATCTTAACTTTGTTATCCTCAACCTTTCCAAACGCTCTAAATGGAGAACCAAATCTACCAGGCATTTGAAATGCTCTAGCAACGTAATCATCAAGAGTAACTGCTCTTTGCTGTGAAGCAAAGTTAGAGGCTATATAACTTTTAATCTCTTCAACACTTGGAAGCCCAACTCCTCCAATAGCAGGGATTGGGTTGTTGACTCTTGTTGAAGATTCTACATTCTGAACCAACTGAGCATTTGCTCCAAGAGATTGACTTCTAATATTAGAAACTTCATTAAGAGTGTTTGAACCTACATTACTAAGAGGTCCTCCTCCTGCTCTATATTTAATGAATATAGTAGAGTTAAGTGGAACCTGAACTCCTAGAGCTGTGTTGTTAAGAATCTCAGAAACATCAAGAGCGCTTGAATCGGGGCATTTTGCAGAGTTTGTCAACCCATCAATATAAGCTTCATATGCATCGTAATCAGCTACTCCACCCCCAAACGTAAGTCTACAAGAACCGTCTGACATAAAATCCTTTTCAAACCTTTGTTCAACTTCAACGTATCTACCACTTTTAACGCCATTTACATCATTTACTGTATCATCGTCAAGAAATACTTTATCTGTAGGGAGTGCGTCAACTTCATAAAACTTTAGATCAAAATCATTAAATTCAGCAAAAGTGGGAGTTCTTTGTACTCCGAGGCTATTTAAAACAATTACATCAGTAACTTCAAGCACATTCCTATCTGGTAGGTCTACTTGATAGAATGGTTTGGCTTGATTTGCGGGAACTTCTACTTTAAAAATCTTAGTTACACCAGCTTTTATCTTTTCTCTTTTTATTATTCTATACCTTACAAGGTCCTGATTACCGTTTAGAATTGGCTCAATTGTTCTGTTAGCAAATCCATCAGCACTAAAGTCGCTTGAGAAATCTATTTCATTAGTTGTTTCAAAACTTTGTCCAGCACCCCTAACTCTCATTCCAGGTCTGTAAACTGGTAGATAACTTTCATCTGGACCATCTGCTGTAGGCGGAACCTCTATGATCACATCAGCAACAGTTACCGCTGGCCTAACTCCAGGTGGTTTATATCCAAAAGTCTTAGCAAGTCTATACACAGACCTTCTGTCATTAACCCCATCAATAAAAAGCTCATTGTATTTCTTGTCAGTAGCATAAGAAAGCAAATCGCCGACATAGGCATTAAGTTCAAGTAATGCCATACCAGGAGATGCAACATTAAAATCTTGCCATTGCTCTGGAAAGAATGTTTTCAAATAATTAATGAGATCACCTCTTATAGAATTGAAGTCCCTGCTTAAATAATTTACCTTAACTGTCTTTTGTGCCATTTTTTAACTATTAAATATTATTGAACGATTCGTTGCTTGGCTCCACTGGGACTACTACATTAACTTCGTCTTGAATGTTTCCAAGTTCTACTATTTTGTATATTATTTTTACCTCAAGAAGATTTTCTTGTTCTGTAAAAGTAAATATGATGTTATCAACATCAACTTGCGGAATATACTCACCGATTTTTTCTATCAAATCCTCCCTAAGTCTCGATTCTGATATATCGTCCCAAGGCTCAAATATATAATCCCACAAAGGAGAGTAAAAATTACTTCTCATAACTCTATTCCTCCTTTTAGTTGTCAAAAGAGAAATCAAGTTTGTCTGTATAGACTCTATTGTAGTGTTGTTAGGGAAAAACACACCACCTTGAGAAGTCTCTTTAAACGGGAATTTAATACTAATTGCCATATAACACTTTTGTTTAATATAAATATGAAGACAAAAAAAATAAAGGCCCGAACAAGGCCTAAAAAAGAAATATATGAGTATTTATAAGAAAACAGTCTATGGGAATCTTTAGGATATATCCATCTAAATCAAATACAATAGCAAGCGGAGTTTATCAAAACTTTAACTCTGGGCAAAATGCTGTAACTGATCTTTGGTACGGAGGAGGCGGAACTGACACAGCTCTTGAAAGGAGGAGGTCTGTTAGTAGGTTTATTGTCGACTTTGATCTTACAGAGCTTATTCAGAAGCTTTCAGAGAAAGAAATTAATAGCGATCTTGTAACTTCTTATAGACTTAAAATGAAAAATGCCATTCCAGGAGATAGAATACTGGAGCCTGAGTATGAGTTTGATGTTCTTGAAAAGAAAATAGCTGCATCATTTGATCTTATTGCATTCCCTATAAATAAAGACTGGGATGAGGGAAGAGGTTACGACCTATTTCAAGAGAATTATCTTGTAAAACAAAGAGGGAACCCATTATTTAGCGGTTACTCAAATTGGAACTCAGCTACTCAAACATCCAACTGGAGTGAGCCTGGTGTTTACACAGACCCAACTGGTTCTACATTTTCAGGTTCGGCCATAGAAAGTGGTATGACCTTTCAAACAGCTTCTAAGCATACAGGATTAAATTCTCCTACTAACTTTGGGTTTATAACTTCAGCATCCACAATATCTGCTACAACAGCTGTATCAGCAACTACTATAGGAAATGATGTATTTGTTTCATACAACCCGTTAAGTGGTGCAGTTTCTACACAAGATTGGTATAATTCGATATTATCCACTTCTTTTAGTGGGTTTGGAATTAATGTATCTGGATTTAGTGCCACCACATTTATAGGAACAGGCCTAACTCAGTTTTATTTATCTGCGAACACTGCTGTAGATAACATTGACTTCTATTCTACTCAACACTTTGACATAGGAGATGAGGATATTGATATGGACATTACAGATATTGTTAATGACTGGCTTAGTGGAGGCAGTCAAAACAACGGCATTGGAATAGCTTACAGAAGGGATTATGAGCTAATGAACACTGATACAAGGTTTATATCATCTTTCTTCACAGAAGACACTAACTCGTCTAATAAGCCGTATATAGAAGTTGTTTATGATCAATCTTTTAAAGATGATAGACTTCAGGTTTCAAACAACAGAACATCAAGATTATTCCTATACACATTCAGCGGAAATAATGCTGTAAACTACTCTCCTACATCAAATGTAACTGTTGATATACAAACAATGGCGGGAACAAATGTGATTACTGGCCTTACTCCTACTCACCTCGAAAAAGGCGTTTATTACGTTGATGTGCTAATGAGTGCAGCTACTCGTGGAGAACAGTATAAAGATGTGTGGAAGGATATAACATTTGTTCCTGGAGTGGACCAGCAAGATATAACTCAAATATTCACAATAAGAGATAATTACTACACCAGTAACGTCCCTCAAGTAAATGAATACTCAATATCTGTTTATGGAATTGGAAATAACTCAATAATATCACTAGATGAGACTCACAAAGTGTTTGTTGATCTAAGAGTAAATTACAGTAGTAGAAACCAACCAAAAACTGCATACGATCTTAAGTATAGGATTGTAATGAATTCTCAGGAAGAAGTAGTTCCGTGGACCTCTATAAACCAAGCTGTAATAAACAGGTGTAAAACAAATTATATTACACTTGAAACTGGGTGGTTACTTCATAACCAAACATATAGGATAGAGTTTAGAGTAGATGAATTTGGAACAAAAAGAGTTTTGCCAGAAACATTAACATTCAAGACGCTAAGGTCTAGTGAGTTTTAATATGACTTAAGATCATATCCAACCCTTCCATTGAAGCGAGATAAATGTTTCTACCTCTCGTATCGTGGTATCTAAGTTTTTCACAAAAAGTGCCTTCTGGGGTAGATATAGCAACATATATTGTACCTGGAGGGTTTTTTTCTGTTCCATAACCAGCTACATCTGCGTATCCAGTACTAGCTATTGAGTATTGAGTTCCCATTAATTCTTTAACTTTATTAGCCATATCACAAGCTACTTCAGCACTTACTTCTGTATACTCCTTAATAAGTTCAGAATCAACTCCTAATACATTTTTCTTAGCGTTAATGCTATATACCACCGCTGAACCTTCAAAATAATTAGAACTGCCTGGTATAGAAGTTAAGAGTCCGCTAATATAACCAGAAGTACAACTTTCTGCTGTTGATATTTTAGCACCTCTCTCCTCAAGAGCAGCTTTAATGGAATCAATGATGTTAACGTGCATAGTTGTTTGTTTTTGCAAATATACTATTTTTAGTGCAAATAATATTAATTAATCCTTATGTGATTAGAAATTATTTTTTGAAGCTCTCCCTCAATAGTATAAGAAGAAAGTTGATCTGACTCTGGTATCGGAACTAAAGACTTATGAGGAGTATGTATATGATTTAAAATAACCCTGATCATAATATCTAACAACTTTATTAACTCATCTCCAAAAACAGCTGGATGCAGTGCGCTCGCAACCCCGTCAAATGACTCAAGATCATCATTTACTTCAAAGTTAGCTATTCCTTCATCACGAAAAACACCTCTTGGTGAGTATAGGTTTATATTGGTTGAGGTTATATTTGCTTGGGAGTAGTTTGGGATTAGGTCATCATTCTCTTCGTTATCATTCTCTTTTTGTATGAGCTGAAGTTGTGATGGATAATCTTCATTAATTTCCGTGGTACCTTTAACGAATTTACCTGCAGTTAAAAATACCTGTCTTGGCTTAAGCATAAGATCGGCATCATCCCTGCCTTGTATTGCTATGTCTCCTATTTTAGGAAATGTTGTACTAGTAGTAAGTTTACTATCTTTTTGAGCGTTTAAGTTAAAATCAGTATCCTTAAAGACTCTGTGAGCTTCATCAAAAGCTTGAAATCTTAGCTTAAATGGGGAATTTACTTGAGAGCCTAGATAATATCTTGGAGCTGAATTATCAGAAGGGTTTTCAAGAAATATGTAAACCATCTCATCTACAAGCGGTATTATGTGAAAGTGGTTTGGAAACATGGGAACGCAAAATGGTAAATCCTCATCAAGTGTATTTCGATCTCTACCTCCACCAAAATTTATAGCACCCTGCTCTCCAAGGTTGTTTGGGTCAATTATACGTGCAATTATCCTCTTCATACCAAGAGGGTCTTCGTTGCTAATTACAATGGCAGGATATATATTTCTTGCCGCTTGGTTACCTTCTGATGAGAGGCTGCCGCCAAGACCTTTGCCTCTAAGCGCTGCTTTTGCTAATTTATCTACTCCCATATTAAGATTTTTTTATTTGTTCAAACAACTTAAGTTGATCTAGTTCAATTTTTTCATATTCAGTAAACAACTCTTCCACAAGAGCTATGCCTTCTGCGTGCTCTTGGCTAACTTTCTTTTCAGCCTTCTTATCAAGATCATCAAGAATAGATTCAATCAACTCTTTTTTGTAAGTCATTTGATCAGCCAAACCCTGAGCTTCTTTAATGAGCTCGCTTTTTGTTTTTTTCTTTTCCTTATCCATTAACTTGCTATTCCAGATGCAGTGTGAGGTGCTGTGGTGGCTCCTACAGCAACAACAGGACCACCTGCGTTAGCACCAGAAGCACTAACAATAGCTCCTGCGTCTGTAGCAATATCAATTCTCATATCACTTTGAATTGCTGATACAATTTCCTCACAAATTACTTTAATCAAATTCTCCATAACATTAGGCGTACCACCAGCTAATGGGCCAGTAGGTATTCCAGCCTCCTCAAATCTTGAGGTTATGGAAGATGTTAGGATTTGAGCATTAAGACCTGGCCTCGTCTTAGATAGTAATATTTGCTGAATACTTGGCTTAGGCACTGGTGCTCTATCCTCTTTAAGCATAAATAATAAAAAATCAGCTACTTCTTCTGATTTCTGTAGTTCTGGGTCTATTCCTATAACTGCCATAATTAATTCGGTATTTGTCCAAGTATGCTAACAAGAGCTGCAGCTGCTGCAGCATATTTTGCAGCCTTACTTGCTGTGTCACTAACTCCTTTAAATATTTCAAATTTCTGCCTTAACTTCTCCACTCTCCTCCTTTGCTTTTCAATAGCTGTTCTCGCAAAGTAATTAGCAACTAATCTTTTAAATTCTTTAACCGCCAAAACAAGCAAAAGCCTTAATAACTCTTTTAATAATGCGTTAGCAAGACTTTTGAAGAACGACTGCTTCTCAACTGGGTTTTGTGATGAATCACCTGCTGTATCAGCTATGTCACAATTACTATAAGCTACGCTAGAAGCGTCAATCCCATTTCCAGCTGGAGTTGATTGTACTACTGAGAAAATAGGGCCAAGAAAAGGGAATAACAATGAAGACATATAGTTCAACATCTTGGTGATCAATATCTCATTAAAACTTTTTCCAACAGAGTTAGAGTTTTGTTCATTATTAATATTTTGAGCCTGATTTTTTACATATTCCACTGCCAATTGAAGGCTTTGCGAAGGTGTAGGCAATTGACTTGATTGACTAAACTGACCACCGCCCTCAAAAAAGAATCCAGGCTCTTCAGGTAAAGTAATTTTTACATCCTGACAACTAACTTCGAATACAACTTCTCCCTTTTCAAGCTGCTGCCTTAGAGCAATCCTATTGTACTCTACATTTTCTTCTTTTACTATTGGGTCACTTGATATGCTGAATAAGTTTACTCCGCAAACCGCTTCCTCTACAAGCCTATCTCTTTCTGATGGGTCACTATTTAAAGATTCAGATGGTCCATTTTTTGGGCCAAATATCATTATAACCAAATTCTTTGCGATCTGCTGTTTAACAGCCTGCAAGAAAGTTGCAGGAACTACGCCTCTTAAATAAAGCTTATTTGATTCTTTGTAATCACTTTTTTGATTTTCTGTAGCATTCGGATTATTTGTATTAGGTAGCTGTATCCCTTTTTCTCCAAGAGAATCAGCAACAGCGTCTAAAACCTTTTCTTCAAGAAATGTTCCAGCCTGATCAAAAATCTTGTCTAAGAATAAGTTAAACACAATCTCTGGCTCAACACCAAGAGCTCTCAATACCTTAATCAAATAATCATAAGTTGATATTTGATCTTCTTTTGGGATATTAAGGTTCGTGTCAATATCTATTGACAACAAGCTCTTCATTGACCCTATCTTTGAGGTCAACTCGGCTTGCGCTTCAGTTAGTGGTGATGATACTGGAATCTGTAATGCCATTACTCTTCGTATTTATCTTGTGCGTCTGAATCTGTTAAATCAGTGTCAACATCATCAATATCATCTACATCTTCACCACTATCTTTTTTGACAGCATCAATTATAGCCCTTTTATCAAGGTCGTTGAAGTTTACGTCAATTGATGAATCTGCACCTTCTTTATATACAATAGTTTTAATTTCTTTTGCAAGTGATGCTATTGAATCTGATGAGTCTGAGGCTTGTTTTAAGAATGATATAGCGTTCTTTCCCATTAGAATAAAGCTTTCTGCTGTATCCATTTGTTCATCAGCCCTTCTATATCTATCAAGAGCCATCTCTCTTTCCTCAAGTTTATACTTATAAACCTTTTGAATTAACTGCTCATATAACTCTTTAGTAGGGTCCATGTTATCGCCCCCTCCAGAGTTTAAGTTTTGATTATCGTCCATTGTTAATCTTTTTAATTGTTTCTATAAATAGAAATGAGAAAAAAACTAAGACAAACCAAGTAGAAAATCGTCCTTAATTAGGATGTATATTTTTCTAAATTTATAAAGTGAAAACTGAAATTCTTCTGGTTCAAGCCCAGAATCTTTAAGTAAGCAGCTCTTAAGTATTATAGGCTCCCAAAAAGAATTGTTTAAGCCAATCTTATCAAAGCCGCATATTAAATCTAGTATCAATTCACAAACTTTTTTGTCAGCTTCTTCTTCTTCTTCAGGTATTGCTTGCAACTCTAGTTCAAGAGTATCTATAAGAAAGTTGCAAAAAGAGACGCAATTGCTATTATTTATCTCTCCTGATTTATCTTCAAAAAGATTTTCAAGTATAATTAAAAACACCTCTTTTTTAACTTCCGTTTTCATAACTATCTAAAATGTGAAAAAATCATCATCATGACCAAAATACTTATCCTTGTGTTTTTTAACGAACTCTCGCTTTTTAACTTTGTATAGAATTTTAAATCTATGTAAAGAATAAGTAATATCTTTTGTCTCAAGATTTGTATGCTCTTTTATCAACTTGTACACAGTACTCTTAGAATAAGCTCCTATGATCTCGTGATTCTTGAAAATTTGTACTATAGCATCAGCGACCTTGGCATCATTCTTAGAAATATCTGGCCTATCTATTTCAGACTCAAATATATCTGTAATATAATTGAATAATGCGTAGGAGCTATCAAGGTCGGATTCTTCATCAATTTCATATTGATTAGTTTCTTCGGCCTCAGAGCTATGATCTTCATAGTTAAGAGAAGTCTTTATGTGTTTATCCACAGACTTCTTTTCATTTTGAAGATAATGCTTTGCTACGGTACCATAAAAAGAGAATGACTTGGTGTTCTGATCTGGGTCAAAGTTACAAAACTTCTCTAAAACAAAAGACATGCAATCATTATGAAGTGTCCTTACGTCTACTCCAGGTCTGAATAGTCTAAAGCTAAAGATGATATTTTCTACCAACCTTGTAAGCGGCTTATGAATCTTAGTTCTAAAAACCTCTTCCTTCTTCGCTATAACCTCAGGTCTTTTGGTATGATCTACCATAGACTGATTAATTGCAACGAAATCTTCATCGACTTCTAGGACTTTCTTTTTAGGATTCTTCTTGTTTTTTTCTATACTCTTCTGAACTTCTTCCATATGCTTATCAATTTTATATTGATAAAAATTGAAGTCATTCTTTAAGTATTCCTTAACTGCCTCTTCCGTTTCTTGGGTCCAATATTCTCTCTTTCTCTTTTCTGGTGTACCTTTTTTATGCTTTTTGTGGTTCTTGCTCATAAGTTTTATTTCTATCTTGATCAAAGAAATACTCTTTCTTAGCGAGCTCCATCCAGAAGTGAACTTCATCAGCTGAAAGACCACCTTTTTCTGGTTCGATAGTAGATATGTTATTAGGTACTTTAGATGATGCATGATCAAAACTGTCAACATCTTTCATCCTAAAGTCATAACCAGCTCTTGGAACTGTCATAACCTTAACATCGTTATAAACCATTCTTAAGAAAAATTCATAGTAATTACTTACTTTAAAACTTTCTTTCATTGGATAGTATCTGCCATCTTTCTCTTCGCTGTATTCTTGAAGTTCCTCTACTCTGTAAACACCAGAAAGTGGGTTTGCACAATTAAACTTAAGTAATAAGTTCGTATCGAAAGTACCAGCTTCTTCAGAAAATCCTTCCGCCCAACAGGCATCATTCATTAACCCGATAACTGCACCATTTTTCCAGTTTCTAACAAGAGGTAAGAAGAATCCAGTTTCATCATTCTCTTCCATGTATACATTAGCCATATTATACCAATTAGCTCCAAGAGCATCATCTACCTCAATGATAGACATAGCTTCGTAATCTCCTTCTACAGCTAAATTAAATATGTCATTGAATATTTTTGAAAAGTTGCTTTTCTCAGTTTTTACAATATTAATTTTAACGCTTCCTTCAGCCTCAATCTTTTCTTGCAAAGGCTTTCCTTCTTCATCAGCTTTAATTGTTGTTATAACTGGTTTCTTAGCAGCCTTAGTCAGCTTCTCTAATTCGTCATTAGAAAGTCCACCATCAAGCACAACGACATCTACTTGATGTGTTTGGTTTGCCAGACCGAATAGACATCCATTTAAGTCTTCTTCGTTCTTGATCTGGTCCATATAAAACCCAACAAGTATATTATTGTTTGATTCCTTCAAGTTCTTTGATTCTTTCATCTTTGTATTCATTTAAAATTGAGATAATGTTTTCTTTTTCACCTTCAGTAGTATAATTACTTAAAGTTTCTTCGTATTTGTTTTGGATTTCTGGAGAGTCCATTTCCCCATTAAGCCACTTATCAATAGCAAGCCCAAGAACTTCTGCTGTCTGGAATATATCTCCATTATTACACCAGAATCCATTCTCTTGATTCATGAACTCCTTTCCTCCGAAAGATGCCCAGCCCACAGTGTGAGTTCCACAAGCCATAGCTTCAAGTGGTGCTGTACCAAAACCAGCAATATCGTCAGTGTACAGATAAAATGCGCAAGTAGATAATCTTTCCGCAAACTCATCTCTATCCATATTCTCAAGCTCCTGGAATCTAATCCACTTAAGGTGTGGATAAAATGCGTAGAACGTCTTGATGATGTTGTAAGTCTTTAGCTTATTCTCTGGCCCTCTTGACGCTGAAAAAGCTACCATAGGCATCTTATCAGATTTATTTTGAGGAACCTTGAAGTGGTCTCTATTTATTCCTTGCTTGAAATCTTTGATCTCCAGCCCAGGCATAACAGAACCCAAATACTCTGTAATTGCATCGGAAGCAGATATTACATCTTTAATTCCGAAGTGTTGCCACTTTTCTCCTGGCTGCATTGAGTTAAGAACATAAAACCAGCTTTGAGCGAATACAATTCTTTTACAAGAAACTTGCATTGTTCTTTTCATAAGATCAGGGAAACCTTCTGGAATGATCAAGAAATCCTCTGGCTTAACATTTAAGGGAGTACATTTGGTTTTGTTACCCTCAATTTCTTTGAGTTCACCTCCAACTTTTTTAACCACCTCTACATCATCAAAGTATATACTCTTATCTCCAAGTGGACTAATATCAATATCAGATATATCAAAATCAAGCCACTTAGGGTCAAACTTATTAAAGATGTTTATTTCTTTACGAAGTTTCATAGAAGCTTCATAAGAAGCTTTTTGATTTACATTTGGTTCATAAACAATGGTAACATCTTTACCATCATCTTTAAGGTTTCTTGCAGCTTTTAATATCACTCCAATACCACCGCTTGGCGTATTCATTGGAGGACAATAGATGTAGACTTTAAAATTGTCTTCTCTAAGATTTTTAATAGCGCTGTCAACTATTTCATTGTGAGTAGGTTGTTTAACTTCCTCTTTTACTTCAGCATTCTTTTCCATGAAATTATATTTATTTCGTTTAATTTAAAGCATTAAGCGTATCGAAATAAATATATGAAGCAGGTTAGATAAAGTAAATAGTTAATAAAAAAAAAGAGCCGAAACATTATGTTTCAGCTCTTTATAATTTATAAAATTAGAATTATGCGTTGCCTTCAGACGTTGCATCATCTTCTGATTCATCAATTGCATTACCATCAACAACACTTGACATAAATGATTGGTTATCCATATTCATTGAATCAAGAGTAACATTAGAACCACCTGCTGCAGCCTTAGTGTATAACCTACTGTTAGAGTTTGCTCTTGTTGTGATCGCACTACTCAATGTGCTATAAGCAGCTGCTGTTCCAGCGTTAGTTGAAGTGTAGTTAACTACATTTCCAGCTCCAATACCGAAACTTCTAGCTGTAAGTACCGAATCTTGATTAGCTCCCATAAAACTAAATGTCCAAGAACCATCTTCTTCAAGCTCTTCAATTACTGATTTAATGGATTTTGATGTGTATTCCTTAGAAGCGTTTTCTCCACCATCTGTCATAACAACTACAAGAGCTGTTGAGATGTTGTCACTTTCCTTGTTTTTCTTAGCAATTGTTGATCTAAGATTAGAAATACCAATACCCATTGCATCATGAAGTGCTGTTGAACCTCTTGGTGGAAACTCTGTTCCATCAAAATCATCAATTTTCTTGATTGCTCTGTCCTCGAATACAGTTGTAATCTCGTAGTCAAATACTACAAGCGTAACAAAATACCTTTGTTCTGGGTACTCCTCTTCGAGTGATCTGATTGTTGCGAGTTGCTCATTAAGCCCCTCGATTGTAGATTTCCAACACGAACTCATTGAACCACTCCTGTCGAGTACCAATAAGTAATGTGTATCTAAGTTTTTGTCTACTGTTGTGGTCGTAGTCACTGTAGTCTTAGTTACAGTCTTTGTAACTTTACTACCTTTTGCTTTTTTCTTAGCCATCTTGGTAAGTATTAAATTATTAAATAAAAGAACGAATGGGGACTATCCCCACCATTGTAAATATACATAAAAAATAATCTAAAGAAAAGTAAAATCGAAGATATTAACCTTCGATCTTTTTTTCCTCAGTAAATATAGTTTCCAAAAATTCAGGAGAAACATCTGTGATTGCGTCAAAAGAGTGATCAACCTTATCCCATTGATTAAAACTATGGTTTATTTTGATAACAGTTTTTCCCTTTGGTGCACCTTGAATAACTTCTGGAACACAGTCAATCATAACATCGCAATGGTCCCATTTTTCGAAATCCTCATCAACAACTTGGAAGTCTCTGATTCTACAAGCATTTTTAGAAAGAAAGTGAAGCGTTGCTGGTATTGCTGGGCTTTTGACGCTCGTTATAATCTTTGTTTTGAATAAATTGTTTTTAAGCCCATAAGACTGTATCTTATTCACCGTATCACAAGCTCTTTCAAATTCTTCAGCTTGACCAAATACTTGAAATGGGTATTTTTTAAACATAAATTCATTAAGAGCTTCTGATGGTGAAAGAACTGTCTCTCCATCGAGCGCAATTGTTTCGTCAAACTTATAGTGATTGGTAAGATCATAAGAATCTACTGGCAGAGAAATAAGTTCCTTCTCACTAAGAGCAATCTTCTTATCAAGTTCTTCCCAGTCTTCATCTGTTCTCTCCTTCACTGTCATGTCTTTATTCATCTCCACATGATTTGGATTATTAATAAACACTTTTCTGTAGTGCTTATCAAATTGAGCATGCATATCTCTCAATACGCCATCTATACTTATTCCTAATGTTTTCATTGTTCTTTTAATTTTCTCATTTCTTATTCACTTATACAAAGATGTACTTTAATCATTCTATAAGTCTAAATAATATTTTCCGTTATACAAAATACCGCTCACCATTTGTGTATCTGAATATTCTCCATCATGCCCTGTTTCAAGCGCTCCTTCAACTTCTTCTTTACTATCAAAAGATAGTTTTATATCATTTGTGTAATCCCAGAGCTTACTTATTGAAATCTCGTGAAATGCTGCGTAATCTCCAGACATTGTAACCGCTACCTCAACTTCTTGAATTGAATTTTCTTTTGACATTTTGTTGTTATTTAAAAGTTGTAAATTCTCCATTATGAAAGCTTATTAACTGAGCTTTTCCGTTAGGGTGAATAATAGAGTGAGCTTGCATCCATCTGCTTGGCCCTATATTATATCCGAGTCTAAGGTGGGTTGAAGTTCCAACTTGGACTACACCATCCTTACGACAAGGGGAGTGCGAATGTCCAATAATCATTTTGGTATTTAATTTCCTAAACTGATTAATAGAACCTCTACTTCCACTTGCGCCAATATCACCATGCTGACCAACTTCCCAGTCATGAATTCTATAACTATCGCTCCTACCAAGAGTGATCATGTCAGGGAACCTTTGGTTAATGAGATAAGGTATTACTCCTTTATTGGCTTTCCTATTAAGTATGAGACCAGCATATTCCATATAAACTGGAGCATTCTTCATAGTTTTCTCCTTTCTCCAATCAACATCTCTAAGCCATCTATCAAGGAAGTCATCGTGATTACTTCTAACTATGATAGTGTTGTACTTTTTGAATTGTTCAAGACCATCAAGCATGTAATCAATCTCAGCCTTAAGATCGTTCTTACCTTTAATCTCTTTAAAATACTGAGCAAAAGCATCTTTTCTGTCGTGGTGACTTATTGAATGCCCGTCAAAGACATCATGCAAAACAACCGTCTCTGGCTTTAACTTAGTAAATAAATTATTAAGTGTAGAGTCGATAACTTTAGAATCCTCTTCTCCAAAGTGAATATCACCAAGGACAGCTGCATCAATTTTATTAATCTTCTTTACAACGCTCTTACCTTTCCAATCATCATCACTTCCAATGAATTTTAATCCTGGGATTACATCCACCTCATTTGACCCTTTGAATTGCACCTTATACCAAAGATCATAGAAATTTCCGTTATCCTCAGCTGTAACAACTCTTGAAAACGCCTGTTCCTTGTCTTTTATTTCAACTACAACAAATCCTAGTGTGTGGTGAAATTCACCTTTCTTACCCGATTTAGAATCAGTATAATTAGGTACAGTACAAGAGCCTGTAGTCATCATTTTCTTTTCTGGCCTCCCCTCAAGCACTGGAACTACTTCTTCCTGACATTTAGGATGACCGAATATACATGATTCAGAACCACTAAAACCCTCCATAGATGTCATTGGCATAACTGCTGTAGGAGGAACTTTTACATCACCCACTACAAGGTATGAATCATGAATCCTCTCTCTATTCGCATAAAGATAAGGCAGTGTTCTTTTGTGCCAGAATTCTTCCTCTTCTTGTTGTTGGGTAAATACTGATGTAGGATTCTTATACCTACCTGCAATGATTATGATCTTTGCGCTGATCTCTTTTGCGTATGCTTCAAGATTTCTTAAGAATGGTTCATGAACAGGGGTGTTATTTTGAGCCCATGTGATAATAAACTTTTTATACCTCTTATCAGCTTTCTTCTTTTTGGCCTCAATATATTGTATTGGCTCCTTGTCTGGCTTTCTCTTGATTCCAAGCTTGACAAGCCATTTTCTCACCGTTCGCTCACTTTTCCCAAGATAAGTCTTTAATTCGTTTATTCTATCATCCCAGGGCTTATCTTTAAGGTAAACCTCCTTGATATACAGAATATCCTCTTCAGTCAATTCTTTGAATTTCATCTAAAAATATTTTTGTTGTCTCTTTGCAATACCACCAAAAGTAGTATTGTCTTTTAAGTTGTCTGGACACAAAATAAGGAAATTTTTATAAAACTACCAAATATTATGAAGACTTTATGCTATAAATCCAATCTTTAAGTGATTTTTCGGGTTTCCAGCCTAATACTTCCTCTGTATCAGAATAGAATTCCTCTGAAGTAAACCTCTCGCCTCTTCTTTCTGGAATCATCTCAATGTTATCGCTAAACATTTTGGCCAGATCAATTAGTTTAATATTAACTCCAGATCGAAGATGCCACTCTTTATTTTTGTTCATGTGAATAGTTTTCTCTACACCAGAAACTACATCATCAATATGAGTAAAATCTCTTGACTGCGTTCCAGGAGAAACTACAGTAATAGGATTCCCCTCTTTCATTTGCCTCTCAAATATTGCAACAACTGTTGCATAGTCTCCATGCATTATCTGACCTGGGCCATACACATTAAAGAAATAACATATTTCATACTGAAGATCAAACCACTTGTTATAGTTTTTGATCATCTCAACCATTTTCGCTTTTACCCATGAGTACGGGCTTAGATTTTCATCAGCACCATCATTTCCAAATTTAGAACTACTTGCTGAATATACAAGTTTAGCATCACTATTTAAACAGTACTTAAGAACTTCTGAAGTTCCATGTAGATTAGACTTCATAACATAGTCTCGATCATCAAAACTCTTAACAATTCTTGAATACTCTCCGAAGTGAAATACAATATCTGGATTATAATCTCTTGTTGTAATAACTCTGTTAATATCCCAGGTGTTCATCTCAAGAAGAACCATTCCGTCTGCCTTATTTTCTTTCTTTCCTGTAAAGTAATTATCAATACCCAAAACCTCCCAATCAGGATGAATTTTCTGAATATGTTTGATTAAATTACTACCTACAAATCCTGCTGCTCCAGTTACAAGTACTTTCATTATTCGTGATCTAAATCATATTTAATCATTCTCTCAACAAGCTCGTCAAGATCAATTTTAGCTTTCCAGCCAAGCTTTCTACTAGCTTTGCTTGAGTCTCCTATTAGTCTATCAACCTCTGATGGCCTAAAGTACTTCTCATCTACCTCAACCAGTAGTTTGCCGCTTTCTTTGTCATAGCCTTTTTCATCAACTCCTTCACCTTTCCATTCAATTTCCCAGCCAAGGTGCTTGGCTGCCATCTCAATGAAAGTTCTAACTTTATAAGTTTTTCCAGTTGCAAGCACATAATCCTCTGGTTTATCTTGCTGAAGCATTCTCCACATACCTTCAACATACTCTTGAGCATGTCCCCAGTCACGCTCAGCATCCATATTACCGATCTTAAGAACATCACGCTTACCTTTCTTTACCTGAACTAAGTTTGTTGTAATCTTTCTGGTGACAAACGTCTTACCTCTTCTCTCGCTTTCGTGATTAAATAATATTCCGTTGCATGCAAATAAATCGTATGATTCACGATAGTTCTTAATTATCCAGAAACCATAAAGCTTTGCAACTCCGTATGGAGATCGTGGGTGGAATGATGTATTCTCATCATACATACCCTCATTATTCTTATTATACTGCATTCCACCATAAAGCTCAGAGGTTGATGCTTGGTAAAACTTAGCATTAGGACAGTGAGCTCTCATCGCTTCAAGTATTGTAAGCGTACCCATCGCATCTACATTTGCTGTATAGTGAGGAACTTCAAAAGATACTGCAACATGCGATTGTGCCGCAAGATTATAAATCTCATCTGGCTGAATTTCTGCAATTAACCTCATTATATTTGTAGGGTCCGTAACGTCTCCATGGTGAAGGTGAATGCGCTCATGATACATGATGTGCTCGATTCTTTCTGTATTGAATGTTGATGCACGCCTCATTGTTGCATGCACTTCATATCCTTTGTCAAGAAGTAGTTCTGCCAAGTATGAGCCATCTTGTCCCGTCACTCCAGTTAAAAAACTGACTTTTCGTTTTTTTTCTTTTATATTTCC